TAATTTCAAAATTCATGTTCAAATCGCGTCAGGCTGTGGCGAAAAACGGATTTTTCGAGAACCGGAACGGAGCGTGCTTAAAGCACGTGAGTACCGGATCGCAGAAAAAGCCACCTCCGGCGAGCGGTTGCGTGGAGCGCAGAGCGAGCCGCATGAGCAGACCGGCCTCGCGCGATTTATCAATGGCCATTGGGATATTTGAGAATATTGCCCACACCGGGAACATATGGAAACCCGCCGAAATTCACGGCGTTGGAAAATTTCGTCTGGCAGGTCGAGAAGCGCTTGTCGCAGCCGGGATAAACGGAATAAGTATCGCCCACTTGTATCGGGTTCGCCATCGGCAGCCAGAGCGTGAAGATGAGCCCGAGCCCGTCCCAGTTTTTAACTTCCATGCTCGATCCTGCGTTCGCGCCGCCGGTCCAGATCAGCTTGCCGTAATTGAAGAGCCCATCCGCTTCGCTGCGCGAGGTATCGGTGAAAGTGGCGCTGTCGGTCACGTCGGTCACGCTGCCGGTTACCGTCAGCGCGGCGACGTCGATCGTGCAGCCGCTGTCGCCAAGGTCGTAGCGGCATTCCGGCGTGTAATAGGCTCCCACCGGCCGCTGCAGCAGATCATGCAGCCCGCGGATCTCGGCGCTGTAGCTGCCGCCGAGCGAGGCGATCTCGCCGAGCCATCCGCGCCGCAATTGAATGACGCCCTGCGTCAGATCGGCCCAGTTGCAGGCATAAATATCGATGCGCGCATGATCGTAAAGCCCGGCTTCGATATCGCTTTGGGTAATATCGTCGCTGTTCAAAATGCCGGTGATCTCTAAATTATCGGTCGCGAGGCCGGAGGTACTTTCAAGCGCGCTCGGCGTAAATGCGCCGTCGGCCTTATAGGTCACGCCGCTGACGGTGAGGTCGCGGTCGAAGGTCGTGAAACCCTTCACCGTGCTGTCGAGCCGCGTCAGCTTGATCAGGTAGGCGAGCGTCGTCAGTTCGCCGTCGAGATGCGCCTGCAGGGCGGTGGATACCGGTTTCATCAGACCCGCACTTCGACGATGGGAATGTCGGATTTATACATGGCGTAATTTTCGGCGGTGAGCGAAAGCTGGTCGGTATCGAACCGCGCCGGCACATCGAACGCGCAGCCCGCCGTCACCGCACGCCCGGCGGCCGGGGCCGAGGCGAAAGTGATGAAGCCCGTGGTGGTATCGACGCTCCAGCCGCTGCTTTGCTGCACGCCGTTGATCCCTACTGCGACGCTGCCGCTCACCGGCTTTGCGAGCATCCTCTGATGCGTCACGCCGCCGCTCGTATAATTTTTGCAAAGCTGGAACACGGTAACGGTGCCGTCGCCGGTGCCGATGGTCTGGTCACTCCATGCCGAAGCCGAAGTGCCGTCGGATGCCGTCGTGAAATCGCTCCAGTCCTTGAGGCGGAAGCCGCGCGCGCGCCCGGCCCGGGCATGGAAAAAATTGAGGAGAGCGGCGGCATCGGTTGCGGAACGTACGCCTGTGCGCGCATCGAACACGCGCCGCGCCTGGCTCCAGTTCTGGTTGCGCCTTTCATAGCCGCTGTCGATCACCACCACTTCGGTCGAGAAGGCCGGCCCGCCGCTTGAGCCGAAACCGACGCGCAAAGGCAGCTCTATTTCATCGAAAGCCATTGGAAAATCCTCTTTAGCTTATTCTCTGGCCCTGCCGGATCGCCTGCAGCCAGGACGACGAAAGCTGCGAGGAACTCGCGTAAAAACTGCCCGATGTCAGGCCGATGCCCGGCAGCAGGTCGGCGCTCAGCAGATTGCCGAAAGCCGCCTCGCCCGCGCGCGTGAAAACCGAGGGCGCCGTGCGCGAGGATTTCTCGTAACGGCCGCCGCCGCGCGGTATCGGCACGCGCAGGGATTTATGCAGGCCCGGCATCTTGTCGCGCAAAGCGCGCGTCGCCTTGCCGAGCGCGATCAGCTGCTGGTGCGTCCCGGCGGAAAATATATCCGCTTCGTTTGCGAGATTGCGATGCCTTGCCATGGATTCCCCTAGCTGCTTTGCGTGATGATGCTGAAACGCGCCACGGCGCGATAAGTCAGGCCGTCATTGTCGGTGGCGAGATCGGCGCCGTGAAATTCGCAGGCAAGCAGAACTTCCCCGCTCACGCTCAAATTCGCGCGATGCAAAACGTCGTAAAAACTCTGCACGATATCCTTGGCTTCCTTGCCGCCGCGGTAGCGCGACCAGATATTGAGGCTCAAAATCTGCTCGAAGCCGGCTGTGAACTTGTCATCGTAAGGCTCGACATGCAGCGGGCCGAAAGCGGCATAAGGAAACACGGCGCCGGGCGGCACATGGTCGTAGATCCGGGCGGGATATCCTAGCAGCGCCTGCACTTCCGTGCTTGCCGCCAGCGCATCGAACACCGCCTGTTGCGCGTTGAAAAGAGCGTCGGTCATAGCGCGGCTCCCTCTTCCGCCAGAATTTGCAGAAACTGGTTGCGCTCGTCCGTATTTTCCACGGCGCGAATGTTAAAAAGCCGCGATCCGTAAAGGATGCGCATATCGGTGGTAATCGCCGTGCCGCTCTGCCAGCGCATGGTAATCTCGTGCGTGACATGCCCTTCCAGATGCTGCGCCGTATATATCTTATTGCCGCTGACGGGCTTGATCTCCGCCCAGACCGTCGCAACGTCCGTCCAGCCGAGGCCGTAGCCGCCGGCATTGTCGGTGGTCGCCTGCTCGGCCTGCACCGTCACGCGTTTCCTGAGTTCGCCGATGCGCATCAGATGCCCGAATTGCGGACGCGGTAAGGATCAAGCAGCGCCTGAATGACCAGCGGCACCGGCAAAATCGGGCTGATCACCGCGCCGCGCGTCGTCGGCGCCATGGCGGCCTCGCCGCGATGCTCATACCAGTGCGACACGATCTGCCGGATCGCCGTCTTGATCGTCTCCGGCACCGCACTTCCGGCGTCGCCGTAACCGGCGACATATTCCACCATGATGCCGTTGGTCAGGCGCGAAGGCACCGGCCAGGTCGCGCCCTGCCGCAAAGCAAGCCGTCCCGGCTCGCGGATGGTATCGACGAAATAGTTGGATGCGCTCCACACGGTTGCATTGTCGCTATCGTCGAAATACTGGACGCTTGTTACGCTCTGCAGCGGCGCGCGCGGCAGATTGATAGTGCTGATCTGGTCGAGCCCCGTCACGGGGCCCTGCCGCACGCCGTCCCACCAGAGTTCGGTCGCCGCCGGCCACAGATCGATCCACATCTGCCAGGTCTGCGTAATCAGGGCGCGGGCGGTATATTTCTCGACCCATTGCCGCGCGCCGATGATGAGATTTGTCACGAGCGTATCGTCGGCAGTCGTATCGATGCGCGCCTGTTGCTTGGCCTCGGTCAGCGTCACCGGCTCGGCCGATGGGGGCACCGTCAGTTTAAATGCAGTCATAAGTAAACCCCGTCATTCCGGACAAGTGAGCCGCAGGCGAACGCTGATCCGGCTTGCTGCACAGGCAGCAAGCGTGTTGAAACCGCTCGATGTACTACACATCGAGCCAGCTGATATGCGCGCCCGGCATAGCCGGGGCGCCTGCGAAATTTTTTATGCAGCGCTCGAAAAACTTTTGCCGCGCTCCCACCAGGGTTGCGACGGCGCCGCTGCCGCCTTGCTTATGGCGGCAACCGCGGCTTGGATGCCGATGCTTGCAGCACAGGCCGCCGCGCCGGTTTTTTCGTCCTGCGGGCACCATTCATGGCTGTAATGCAGCCGGTGGCACGGGTAGCAGGGCACGGTCGGCTTGAGAGCCGTAGCCGCGATCCAGTCGCCGGATAAATTCTCCGGCGCCGAATGCGACAGCAGCAGGATCTTCGGCACACCCTGCATCGAAACGGCGTTCAGCACGCCGGTTTCCGGCCCCACCACGGCGGCGGCATGATGCGCGAGCGTCATAATTTCACGGATCGTGCAGCGGTCGGTCAAATCATGGAGGCGCGATACATCGCCGTGATAGTCGCGCGCGGCTTTCATAATGTCTTCGGCGAGCGGCTTCGCTTCGGCGTCGCCGGATAAAACGAAATTCAGGTCGCTGCGCGCCAGAAGCCGGCAGATCGCCTGCGGCCCGTAAGGCCACCATTTATGCACGGCACTCCCGCGCAGGCACCACAGCACGAATTTCCCGTACTCGCTCGCCTTGCGCGCGGCCCGGTCTTTTTCCGCATCGTCCGGATAAAAGCAGACGCGGTACGGCCCTGGTATGCCTGCAAGCCTGTGCGTGTAACCAAGATAACTGCGCGCGCAATGCTGCCGACGTTGATCCTCCGGCCAGAAATAATCCGGCCGCGCAGGCTGTTTTAGAAGCTCGCCTTCGACCGAATAGGTCAGGTTCACGAAACGGTCGAAACGTTTTTCCCAGGCCAGCCAGTAATAAGGCATCTCTTCTTCGGGCACCTGCCCTTCGGCGAGCCAGATCAGCTCGTCGATATGCGGATCATGGCGAAGCGTCTCGATGCCGGGGCGCTTGGTTATAAAACTCACCGCATAGCCCCGCTCCTTAAGGCCCGGCAAAATGCTTGCCGCCATCAGCGCGTCGCCATGCGCGCCGGTGCGCGCGACGAGCACATGCTTCGGCTGCTTGCGCCACGGCGTGCAATACTGCTTTTCGTCGCCGCGCTTCTGCCACACGGCGTAGATATGCCCGTCGATCAGATCGCTCTCATGCAGCTGCCACCCGGGCAGAAGATCGAGCGCATGCGAAATATCTTCAAGCGTCAGGCGCGCTTCGTTTTCTTCAAGGCTGCAATGCCGGCAATCCGGCAGCCATAAAATCAGATGTCCGCCGACGGCAAGGTTTTGCCACCAGCCTTCGAGAATTTCGCGCCAGTTGGGGGCCTCGCAAAGAACGCGATCCGCAAAAATGAACTGCGCCTTCTCATGCCGCGCCTCGATCGGCGACGGTGCCCGCGCAACGAGCCCCTGCCCCTGCATATAGCGGAGACCGAGATACCAGCCGGCGGGTTTCATTTCATATTTGCCTTATAATTTAAACCTTATGCCGATGCCGGAAATTCCCGGCATCGGCATATCGAAATACGGCTTACTGCGTCGGCGCGTTGCGCGGGAAGCCGGCGATCACATTCGCCACGCTCGGGGCGCCGCTGGTGCCGCTGGTCACCGCCATCGTCACGGCGACGAAGCGCTGCGTGCCGATATAGCCGACCTGCTGCAGCGTGTTGGAACCCGCGGTGCCGCTGACGGCCGTGAAGGTGCCGTCGAGGTCGGAAGCCGCACAGGCCGTGTAGCTGGTGCCGTCGACCGACTGAATGGCGGCGGGCGTATGCGTGCCGTCCGTCCAGGCGCCGAACGATACCGTAATCACGGCGGCGTCATAGCCGCGCAGATCGACGGCGGTGCCCGTGCTGGTGCCGCTCGTGCGCGCGGCAGGCGACAGGCTTTGCGTCACCAGGTTGTTTCGTAAAAGATCGCGAATTGCCATTGATAGACTCCTTGTTGGGTTAGGTTACGACGCCGAGAAGCTGAGCAGCTTGATGGCTTCGAAGTTGGTGACGTCGCCGCCGGTGCGCTTCGTGCAGCGGAACTTGATGAAGGGCGCGCCGGTGTAGGGATCGCGCAAAATGCGCATGCCGATCCGGTCGACGATGGTGTAGCCTTCCTCGAAGTTGCCGAACGCGAGCGAGGTGCTCCCGGTCGCCAGCGCCGGCATGTCTTCGCCGAGCACGACGGGGAAGCCGAGCAGCGTCGAAGGCTGGCCCTGCTGCAAGCCGGGCTGCCAGATGTAAGCCTGCGTCGTGTTTTCCTTGAACTTCCTGATCTTGTCGGCGACCGCGCGCGGCATGATCCATGAAGCCTTCGGATGATAACCGACCCTCAGCTTGTGCACGAGGTCGAACAGGACGTCCGCCGGGTTGGATGATGCGAAATCGCCGTTCACCGTGGTCGGAACATATTGCAGGGTGCCCCAGGGGCGCGTGCTGTCGTCCGCCGTCGTCGACGCATAGCTGGTGAAGCCGCGCGGCATGCCGATGCCGTCACCGACCACGAACGCGTTGTTTTCGGCGCGGGCGAATTTCGCCGCCACCTTGTTGATCAACCATTCTTCGACGTTGATGAAAGCGTCGTCGAGCAGTTTCTGCGTCGCCTTCGGCTGCGCGTAAAGCTCGTGCACGGGGATGCGGATGCGGCCGAGGCCGTTATCGGCGGTATCCGCCGGCACGCCGAGTTCCGAGATCCATTGCGCCACCGGCTCGTTGGTGTCGCGCAGCATCTCGACCGCTTCGGTCGAAATGCTCATCACCGTCGCCAGCTGGCGCATCGGCGTGGTGTCGAACTGGCGGGTGATGATACGGTCGGAAAGTTCCGGAGGCACCATATAGCCGCCTTCGGCGTTGTTGATGACTTCGAGCGCCTTGGTCTCGAGGTTCGAAAGCTCGACCTCGTTGCCCTTGACGATATATTTCAGGAAGGCGTGCTTATAGGCGCTGTTGCCTTCGGAAGCATGGAAGCCGTTGGCCTTGCTCGGGCGGCGCAGCGATGTTTTCACGCTGGTCACGTCGTCCTGCAGGCGGTTGATGGCGGTGTCCATGCGGCCGAGCTTTTCGTCGAGCAGCACGTCGGCAGAACCGCGCTGTTCCACTTCGGACAGGCGCAGATCGTTGACGCTCTTATATTCTTCAAAGGCGCGGGCCAGCGTTTCGGTGGCCGAGCGAACCTCGTTCATCTCAATCATATAGGTACTCCTTCATGGGTTAAATTTCAGCGATAGCTGAAATGGTTCCCCTCCCCTTGAGGGAGGGGTTAGGGGAGGGGTACAAAAAGAGACCCCTCACCAACTCGGACTAAGCTCACTCGCTATGCGAGTTTCGCTAAGTCCTCGTATCCTCTCCCGCACGGGGAGGAGAACGTAACGCGCGTGCGGCGCGGTTCAGGCGTTCGGCGGCCAGCCGCAACTCCCGCCTTTTGTCGGGCGATTTCACATCGCTGACGCGCGCCGCTTCATTCGCCGGGAAAGTCACCAGCGAAATTTCGAATAAATCTATGTCGGTTAAAACCCGCGCTTTTTGCTTGGCGTCGATCCGGCTGGAAACGACGCGGTAGCCGATCGAAAGCCCGGTCAGCGCGCCCATTTTCAGAAGCTCGTAAGCCTCCATGCCTTTTTGCGTGCGCAACGCCAGCTTTCCTTCGACGCGCAGGCCTTTTGCGTCTTCCCGCAGCGAAAGCCAGATGCCGATCGG